ATGAATAAACATTCAGACACAGCAATCTTTGCCGGCGGTTGTTTTTGGTGCATGGTGGAACCTTTCGACACCGTAGATGGCGTAGAAAAGGTCGTTTCTGGCTATAGCGGTGGTCATGTGGCTAATCCTACCTACGAAGAAGTTTGCAGCGGTAAAACCGGTCATACAGAAGCAGTCGAAATCACTTATGATCCAAGCAAGATTTCTTATGAAGAACTTTTAAATTACTATTGGCAAGTAACTGATCCTACCGATGCAATGGGCCAATTCCAAGATCGTGGCGATAATTATCGTCCTGTCATTTTTTACAATTCTGAAGCACAAAAAGAAGCCGCTGAAAAGTCTAAACAAGAACTTGCTGAAAGCGGTAGATTTGATAAGCCAATCGTGACTCAAATCGAAGAAGCCAAACCTTTTTACCCTGCTGAAGATTACCATCAAGGTTTCTATAAAAAGAATCCTGAAAGATATGCATTAGAAGAAGCCGGTGGCCGTGCTGATTTTATTAAAAAGCATTGGGATAAATAATTTTATTGGTTGGTCCCTGCCCTTATTTTTGTTAAACTTAGTATGCTAAAAACAATAAATATAGTTTGTATTTAAACTAAGGATTGACGCTATATGGATCAATTAGATCCAAAATATAGAGTTTTAGAAATATTTGAAAGCTCTAAAACCTTGTTTTAATAGTATTTGATGCTTTAACAAAACATAGAAATTTTAAAGCTGTTGCACAAATGTTGCACAAAAAAGCCACCCCAGGAATTTTTTCTAGAGTGGCTTAATTAGTAAAATAGATGTAATTTTAATCTCATTAGGGAAATGAGATGCTCAAAATTATATCATGAATAAATTAAAAAAGCCACCCTAGAGGGATATTCCTCCAGAGTGGCTTCTTTTTATAGATTTAGAGGGGTGTGTTTTCGCTTCCTCTCATATAAATATTTAATCAGATTAATTATAAAACAATATAGGCGTGATTGCCTGTAACGTAAACCTGCTTGCCATTGTGTAGCTCTTTGATCTTTAAAAATCTGCCTACTCTGCCTTGAATTTCGACCTTTGAGCCGAGTTTCAATGGGTAGACCTTCTTTGCATCTGGCTTTGGTGCATCTAGTGCATGGGTATGCTCAGAAATAATCTTTGCAACACCATGTTTTTCTGAGTTGTAAGCAATAGGATTGGCTTTGATGTATACAGCACGACCGTCAAACCATTGATTTTTACCAACTTGAATTGCACCGTCTTTGATTCCAAAGACTTGCCAAAGTGATCCTTGTGGTTTTAATTTATCACTTTCTCGCTTGGTAAGACTAGAATCGGTATAAACGTATGCACCCTTTGAATTGCTCACAACCGCTACTGCGCCAATGTTCCAGCGTACAGCCGGATGCTGAGAGAGCGATTGTGTGGCTTTTTCAGCTGATTTTACTGGATGATTATCTGAATCGATCTTTAAATCAATCAGTGAGATATTACCATCAACGTTGAGACCACGGTAGTTATCAGTGAATTGCCAGATTGCAACACCATCCATAGATGGGAAGTAATTGAAATCTGCGTAATCTTGACGACCAGAGACTTTATAACTTGCTACCCAGAGACAAGTACCAAATGTTTTAATAATCCGCTTAGTATTCAGATTAGATCTCATAATTGATGCTCCTGCATAAACCAATGGCTTATACCCTGCATCTTTGATTACTTGCATGGCAGCTAGGACGGCATCAGTGTTAGCACTGGCTCCGTTCTTGTAAACATCATTGCCATCGCCTTGCTCAAAATCATCTGCTAAATATGATCCGAGTGGAACTCCAAATGCCTTAGCTTTTGCTACCGCAAATTTAGCTTCTTCACGGGCACGAGAAACGCTTGCGCAGTGGTTAGCGTAGAAGTAAGCACCAGTTAATAATCCATTTGCCTTTGCACTCTTAATTTGAGCGCTGGCCTTTGGATTGATGTAGTTCGTGCCCTCAGTAACCTTGACCAACGCAAATTTAGCGTTTGGATAATCTACTGTTGAGCCTTGCCAGTTGGCTAGGTCCACACCATAACTTTTCTTTGATACGGTTGAGTTTGACATCACTGCCACCTTCTTTCTTTTGATTATCTTTTGATGATCGTTCAAAAGATTCAAAAATCCATTCGTTGTAAGTCTTAGGCATCCTTGGCATTGCTGTCATCTCCGTTGTCGAGAAAACCGATCTGCTGTGTAGCTTCTTCTGAATCCTCAGGAGCAGGTGTTTCAGCATGTGCATCATCGTATGATTTTTGGATCATGCCTTTCGCTACTTCCGTGGTGAGGTTAGGCTTCTGCTTTTGTAGTTGATCGACAGCCCACGCCTTTTTCTCTGCGCCGGTAAGATCAAGCAACTTGTTAGCTTCACTGTAAAGAGCGTCAGACGCTTCCTTTGCAGTGATAACTTGTGTAGGTACCTTCTTGCCTTCTTCTGTCATCTTCTTGACGTAAAAATCTAATGCAGTTGATACCCCTTGCGAGATAGCAACAACGATAATCAAGACGATCAAAGCGATATTCATGATTTGGTCCATAGTTAAGTTCATGATTATTCGCCAGCTTTCTTAGTAGCATTCAAGTTCAAACTTGAGGCATCGATTACGGCTGGCGCTGTGTCAGGCACTGGTGTAGTACCAGTGTTGTCATCCTTAACCATGCCGTTGTCGGTTACGCCTGACAAATAACGCACCCACTTGGTGACTTGTGCCTTGATGTCTTGTGGGACATCATCAAGCGTCAAAACGCCATCTTGTACTAATGCTGTGTAATCTAAAATTCTAGTGTTTGGTTTCATAGTTATTTAACTCCTCTCGTAATTCTTTGTTTTCTTTTCTCAATTCCCTATTTTCAGCAAGCACAGCTTTATAGTCGTCTGCTAAAAAGCTGTGTTCATCGTGTCTTGTTGATCTCTTATCACTTAGATAACTCGTAAATAATCCCAGCAAAAAAGGGGCTAGTACACTAAGTACGTCTTTAAGACTTTGCAAGTGTATCAGCTCCTTTCTCAATCCTGTGGGTCGTACTCATAAGCAATCTGCATTAAATTGGCAATCGCATAGATCTCGAAGATGACCACAGGATGAAATCTGAAATATCCAGCTCCAAAGATGTGAAAATTTTCCGCAACTAGCAGGACCGTCAGAAACGCTACTGAAATGCCTAAGCCAAGTTTAACTAGTATATCTATGTGTATATCTAAAACACCGCACAAAATCAAATCTACGCCTGCCAGCAAGCCAATAATATCCACCCACATGCTATTCCATGCAGGTGCTAGACTTGGTGGGTAAAAAAAGTAAGTTCGATCAATCAAGAAACAGATCGCCAAGCCTGCGATCAATAAACCAGTTTTAATGAAATCCCAGCGACTAGGCTTGTGGTTGTTCAGGTTGAGATTGTGATGCAACATAGTCTTCACCAGTAACTTTCTTGTAGTCTTCTACCTTAAGTTGGCCGGCCTTAACTAAACCTTGGAAATAAGCCTTGTCAAAAAGACCCATTTGAAAATCTAATTCCCACATTTGAACGAACATTTCATAAATTGACATACTAGTTACCTCCGTTTTCTTGCTTAGTGTCAGTTGTTTCAGTTGATGGTTGAGCTGGTGTAGCTTGCTTTTGGCTTGCCATTTGTAACATCAAGTTTTGCATTGATGCGAGCAACTTGTTTTGATTTGCTTGGTTGTCGCTTAATTCCTTAAGTGAATTAGTCAATGCTAAGGTTTGTGCAGTGCCAGTTAATTGATTTTCTTGTACTGACTTAAGAGTTTGGTCGAGTCGTTCCTTGGACTTATCAAGTGCATCAATCTTCATTTGCGCTTGTGCAAGGATTTGAGTTTGAGCATCATGAGCATTTTCAATCCAGCCACCCTTCTGCACTGAGTAAAGCGGATCAACGAGGTCATCGCTTGGACGTTCCTTGTACACGTGCCATGGGAGGTTTTCATATGCCTTTTCGTCAAAAACTGGCATTACATAGTGGTGCCACAAAGGATTTGTGTTATCTGGGTCACTCATATATAAGTAACCAATCAAAGTTGGAAAGTTCTTCTTCAAACTTTCTTCTTGTGCCTTAACAGAAGTATCAACTTCTGCGTTTTGTGTAGCATTTTCTGTACCTGCTACTGGTGTGTTTGTTTCGTCAGCCATAATTGGCTCCTTTCTATTAAAAAAACCCACGGGTACGCCCCGTGAGCTAGGTTATTTTTTGCATAAAAAAAGCGCTCTTACGAGTGTTGTCCTTAATTTTTATGATAATTTACCGCCGTTTGAGAGAAATTCACTTAACTTAAAAAATGGTCTTGGGCTTGCGCCGAGGAAGTGAGCATTATCAACGCTTAACCAGATTTCATTGTTTCTATCAATAACTTGATTTGTTACAGTGTCTCCGACATTAACTTGACCGTCTTGAAACCAGTATTCCATATCTTTTTCTGTTTCGTAGCAAGAGACTGGTGCCCCTACTGTTGCTTTCCTGCCGATATAGCTTTTAACAAATTTTTGACTATCAGCAGTAATTAAGTCAGTATTATCATCTATCGGATAAAACTTGGATCTGTTGAATAGTAAGTGATCTAACATGCGATCACCACCATTCTAAAAGTATCTCTAAACCATTGATATAAGTGGCTTAGTAGGGCTTTACCCCCCCCATTTTACATTTTTAGCTTGGTTCTTTGGTACTTTGAGCCATGCAATGTATTTATAGTAACCATTTGATCTCCCATCTTCGCTCTTATCACGATACGTATCAGAGTACCAACTTTGTTGGGGATGAACAATATAATCATCTTTCCCAACAGCGACAACTTCAGCGGTATGATCATCTTTCAAGCAAAAGCCATCAGCATCGTTATATTCATACATTGATGAATCTAAGTTAACCCGAAAACCAGCTGGTATAGTGATTTCTGTCGGCATGGCTAAGAATGCCTTGTTATTAGCACTGATTTCGGTTGAATCGTTGTTGATGTTAAACCACTTTAATGAATCAAAAATTAAATGATCTACAGCCATGCTCCCACCACCTTTCTAGTGGTAAGAGCCTTGAAACGTTGGTACAGAGCCACTAGGAGGGCTTTACCCCCCCATTTTACATTGGTAACCTTGCTTTTTCTGATAAACCAAGGTCGCTCAAAGATGACTGTATTTTCAACATCTTTAGGATTACCAATGTCGAGTTCGCTATTTAAACCGCTCCAATCAGTAAATATCTTTCCACAGAAGTAATAGAAATCATCACTACTACCAACACATGTTACTTCACAATCCCGTGAAGTATTCATACCTCCTTCATGATCACCATCGCTTACATGAGTACCTTTTGGCAAAGTAAAACTAGCGGGTAATGCAATGTAGTTTTTTCCATTGGCTGTAACACTGTCAGCATTGTCAGCTACGTTAAACCACTTTAAGCGGTTAAAAACTAAATGATCTATAGTCATGTGTTCGCCCCCCCTTTCTATTGATTTACTATTGCCATTCTTTTTCCTGGTCTCTGTGCTTCCCAGTTCGCCGCTGCTGTAGCGTCCGTAAAGGTTTGGACTTCAAATTGGTTGTCTTTTAATTGCTGGATTTGATTTTGTAGATCGCTAGTATCTGATTTCCAAGCAATGTCTTCACTCCAAGTTGGAGCGGTACCGTTACCGCCTGTAATTCTAGCTTGGTGACCTTGATAAGCTACTGATAAAACACCCTTGGTGTCACCACCGCCAAAACCAATGCCAGCACCATTACTGCCAATGGTATTACCGCCGTTAGTATCATCTCTAAACGCAACTAATCGACTGCCATTTGTAGCAGTCACCCCATTAACGCTATAGCCATCAAACAGATCACCCCAGTTATTAAATTGTGTCAAATGTTTAAATAATGGTCCATCTACGTTAATACGGTTAATCTGGTCTTGTGGTCTGCCGTTGATATTGTCCCAGTTAGCAGTATTCTTTGCATCGTTGACTTGCGCAGTCGTGGCTAGCTGAATCCAACCATGCCACGTCGTTTCATCAAGCTCACGCATATATAAAGCAGAGCCGTCGTCTGGAAAATACATTTGGCTTGTTCTATGACCAGCACCATTTGAGACGAGCAAGTTTCCCCATGATCCAGTAGGCGTATTCGCACCTGGATTTGATACATAGTAGGTACCAGTATCAGTAAGATTATTAAAATCTTGCGCGTCAACTTGTCTGCGACCTTTTAACTGGTTGATTTGGTCAGCAAAAGGACGTAATGCAGTTTGATCAACATACCAAGCCTGTGTAACAGGCCATTTGTTTAGCCCACCATTTTGGTTGTTACTAACGTCATAAGAATTTACGACATTAACTGTATCAGTCTTATTAAGTTTAGTATTAATTTGATTTTGTAAGTCGGTGATATCTACATTAGTGGCATGTTTTACCCAGCCACTCCAGTTAGAGCCGTTAAGTACATTTTGCCAGTAACAGTTATCTTGCGAAATAACTGTTACGTTTCCCCAGCCATTTTTAGTGTGAGTAATAACATAGAACCAGCTTATATTAGACATACCCGGTAAATTTTTTACATTTTGGACGCTATTGTAACATCTGATTTTTTCATCTCTGAAAGATAGAATGTCATCACCAGAGTTGCCGTCAACTACTTGCATTGCAGAATTTTGTAATGCTGACAAGTCACTAGCATTAGCCTTAGCAGCTAAATTCTCCTCTACAGTCGTCTTATCAGCCTTGTTGTCTAAAGCACTCTGGGCTTTTGTATCTGCCTCTTGTGCCAATTCCTTAGCTTGTTTAATGCCCTCTTCGGTAGCGGTCTTATCAGGAATAGCAGTAATATCAGCCTTGGTCTTAAGCGCCTCTGTTAATTGCTCAAGACTTACATATTTAGATAAATCGGGGGCTGGAACAACCAATTCAAGTTTCCCAGCCTCATCTGGTAGAATTTCATCGCCACCATTAATGCTTGCACTCTTTACAACATGGCTCATATCTTCCTTGTGAGCATTTTCAATCTTTTCAAGATTTGCGGTTACTTCGCTTTTGTACTTATCAAATTGTCCATGAGTCACTGAAGCGCCATCATTAATAACGACATTTACCGCTTGAGCCTTGCCAATGACTAAATACATCTGCATGTTAAAGCGATACAGAACTTTATCATTAAAGTCTGGCATATATTCTGGGGTAACAGCAGTGGTTACAGCATAAAGAAAATCTTTATCCTGACCCTCTTCTTTAACGTAGAGTCCAATAATTTTAATTTGATAGCCAGTGCTTAAATCTTTATTAGCAAAACACAAAGAAACACCAATTACTGAATTATTGCTTTCAACTTCTTCAGTGTCCATGACGATTCCCTGCTGCATGATATTAGGAATAGCAGTTACTGCTTCGAGATCTTGAATAGTTTTATTGCTCCAATCGTCCGCAGAAGTAACCGCTCTTGTGATTTCAAACTTTGCTTGCCCTGCGTTAGCTCTTTTAGCTAATTCAAGACCAGCATTAGTCAGAACCGTTTTGTTATATTGCGACATTTTTTAAAATCACCTCTTACAATTTATTTTGAAAGTCAATTTGTGCAGTATTAGCTTGAATACTTATATAAGAATCCGCAGTATTTACAATGCCTAAGTAAAGTTCTCTTTGGGTGGTAGCTTGAGCAAGATTAATCTTAATATCGTAAATCATGGTTGCTGGTAAAGTAATATTAAGCATATACTTAATGTTATTTACCTTGTCGGCAGTAATATCAGATGATTTAGCTTCAACTAAAGCTAGTCTTTTAGCAGAATCTACTTTTACATCTGCCTTTAAATTCATAATCTCAAGTAAATGATTAAGATACCTAGTAGTTAAAGGCTTAGGTGGCAATAATCTTAAAAGAACGTTATTGCGTCTAGTTTCAAGGCTTGCCCCTGGATCTGGCTTAATTCCTGCCTGATCTTCAAAAACTGAGATACCTTTTTCATCTGCTTGAATGATAAATTCATTTAAAAGCGTTCGGTTAATCTCACTATCAAACTGATACAATCCCTTAGATTGCGCTTTTAAAAGTTCCTCCATTTCATACACACCGTTGTAATAATCAGGCATATATTTAATGAGCTCGTTTTTATCCATTTACAGTCACCTCACCTAATACCGGAAGTTGTGAGGTGGTATTGTTAAACACGAGCTGTAGATCTTCATCCTTGCCATTAAGTTGTGGCATTGTGGCGTTAGCTACACCTTCAAGTGTCATTACCCTAGACAGGATTTTTGAACGGTAAACGGTCAATTTATATCCTCTACCAGTCGCTGAATCTATTGTGTTCCAATCTCTACGCAATGATTTAAAAAGCTCTTCAAGTGAAGCCTTTATGTTAGCTCTAATTGCATCAATGTTCGCACTATCCGCGATTGTTACATTCATTGCGATATTGACTTCAAAAGTTTCTGGAGCTGCTACGGTCACCTGATGATCAATTGGAGCTAAACCATATCCTTGTGTGGTAGATTCTTCAGGATCAATTTCTTCCTTAACTTTTTTAACTAAAGTTTGACTAGCAGGCATCAGATCATTATTCAAAATAACTAGTTTAACCGTACCTGGTCCGTCCCACGTTGGATAAACCTGAGTTGCTCCTACATCGGAAATTTTACTAGTCATATCTAAGTAATCTGCAACGTTACCGCCGTAAGCTACCCAAGAATTACTGTTAAGTAATCTAGCTCTTAAATGATCATCATTTTCTTCATCCCTGGCCGGAATAGTAATTTCAACAATTTCAGCCCAGGCTAAATTGTCATTAGGTGTTACCGGTAAAACTTGCCCTAAGTAACTATTAGCACTTGTTCCTGATTCTTCAGCTTGCATTTCTGCAGTGCCATCACCATTAGCCTTAATCACGGTATAAAAAATAGGTGATTCCGCAATACTTGCAAATCTATCACCTACTTCAACGTTTACCGGATTACCATCATCATCATTGAATTTAGCTTTAACCTCTGTATTTGTAGCTGCATATCTATTAGTACCATGTTCAACCGCTCTGTAGTCTAGGAATTCTCCTTGAGCGGTTTTAATATACGTTTCTCGTATGATAGTAGCCAATGATAAAGACTGTTGAGCACTAACCATAGCTGCAGGAGCTACAGCATCATAAATAATTGAGCCTTCACGTTTATCAATATCATTTGGCACATTATCAAGCATTAAGTTTAGCCAGTAATCAAAGTTCTGCGCTTCTAACTCATCGGCTAATTCATTAGGATTCATCTACTATATCCACCTCACTTTCAAATCCAACCCTTCCATAAACTGTATTAGCGAAACCTCCTACAGTAATTGAATCACTGCCTGATTGCTCACACTTAGTAATTTCAACACTAGTAATTCGATCGTCTGCTTCTAAAGCTTCAACAGTCATTCTTTCAGCTTCTGATAATGCATAATCAATAGATTCTCCAATCAGTTCAGGCAAGTCACTGCCATACTGTTCATCGTAAATCTGATAAACGAAACGTTCAGTCTGTAAAATTTTATCCACTGCTTGTTTCATTGCATCAAGTTCGTCTGTCATACCGCGAATTCGGCCATTAGCAACTTTAAAAGTATAGGTAGGGCTTGGTCCATCTTCTTCATCATCAAGATCAGCATCATCTAAGTATGCATCTTCCATTAATGCCCCAACATTAATTTCTTCATCAGAATCCAAAACCGTCTTCACCTATCCTTTCAAATAAATAGAACTGTTGACCACCATCTTCACGGATCATGGTTACCTTGTCGCCAGATTCAAGAGAGTTATCGATTTCTAGTTCTATTTCACCTTTGACTTCATCGTGTTCATGTTTGGTAAAATTACCCTTAATCTTAAATTTCCCAATGTGTTTGCCAAAAACGATAAAATCATCAGTCAAAACCATGTTATTGGATAATTGAACTTTCAAAGGCTTAGCACTAATCACAGTTCCATATACAACATCCGAATAATCGCTTGGTTTACCGCCACGCTGTGACATTAACTCATAGAGCCGTTTACCTGCCATGATTGCCCCACTTTCATTGTCAATTCACAAGTATAATTCTGCCCAAAATGATGTACAGCCTTCAAAATCGGGCAGTCTTTAAATTTCTTTTTGTAATCTTTGATTTCAACGGTAACATAATTGCCTGGAACTAGATCAGTACGACCAACGCATGTAATCTTTAGCTCTTTGTTCGCTCTATTTCGATTTTTAAGCTCATTCTTAGCTTGCTGAATCATCTGGGCATCGTTGGCTTTTTTCTTTGCGTTAACGACTTTCTGAAGCTTACCCCATTGCTTAGCAGAAGGCATGGTTACAGTTTTTGATTCAATCGTAGTGGTTTTAGGATCATCTGCACTAGTTTGAGTTTTTGATGTTTTCTTACTCTTTTTACTATCTTTTTTAACAACTTTTACAACATTGTAAGTATTATCAATATCAACCGAATAATCATAATCAGTTAACCCGGACTTATCACCTACAACGATATCAAGCTTTTTGTAAGGGAACTTTCTTAGTTCAACAGTATCGTAGTTATCAAAGATCAAATAATGCTTATGAGTGTTTTTAGTTGTTACACTCATTGCACTCTTAATCATGTCAAAATACGTTTTACCGTCATCAATTTCAGCTTTGCATTTATGACTTGATCCAGCCACAACCTTAGCTTTAATTCCTGCACGTTTACTTACTTCTTTGAATCGTTCACTTAATGTCCCAGCCTTAAATACAATAGAATCTTCATTCTTTAAGTAGCGGCTAGGGCCATAGCATTTAACAGTAATGTTGTGATTTTTATCAAAACCATACTTAAAAACATAACCGTAAAAGATTTTCTTCTTTTTGTAAGAAAATGAAATGATATCTCCTGTATAAGGAATAATTGGCTTTTCATCGAATACTAGTTTGAAATCAAACTGAGAAGCTGAAAAATTGGTGTCAATAGTCCATTGAATGGAATCATCAACTACAAGATCACTGATATCATAACTTGCACGGCTTTTTGAGTGAGTAAAGTGAGTAGATCTACGATTTAAAGTCATTTTAATAGCATCTGTCATGATCTTTTTACCTCACTCATTTTCACCCAACCACGAGCTTTACCGTTTATACCTACACAAACTGGATATTCACGACCAGGAACAATGTATAAAACTTCACGCTTAGCATTCTTTTCATACATCCCAACGCCGCGGCCATAGCTGTCAGCATGTAATCGACCATTAACAGAAACAGTTGATCCAACATTAATCTTTTTAGCAGGCTTAGAGCGCTTCTTAGCTGGTTTAGAACGTCCTCGCTTTTTAGGATTTTTCCTTTTCTCATAACTAAATTTACGATATTGCTTTAATTCCAAAGTATAGGCATATTCATCAGCCCAACCATTTTCCAAGCCATATTCAAAACTAGCAATGGTCATCAGCATAGATATATCTGTTTTAGTAACCACGAATCTTAATTTGTGGTTCTTGCTTTGCATTGATTTGATTTTCTTAACATAGGTAGCCTGCTTATGTGGGCTTTTAGTCGCTACATAGTGAGCACCAACCGTAGGAAAAACAGAATTAATTGATACACCTACTAGCTTTAATTTACCAGGAATGTTTACTTCACCTAAGTTAACAATGGTTTCAGAATGATCATCTGTTTCATATTTCAGCTTAACATCGCTAGGATTAACCGGTATTTGTAAATTTTCACCTGTTGTTTGATCTTTTATGTAAAATTCCATGCCACTACGATCAGGCATACTAATCACTTCCTAACTTAATGATTTATCGGCTTGTTCCATAATCTTTTCTTCAAGTCTATCAAGTAAAGCATCTGCATCTTCTTCAGGATTACCGGAACTGTTAATTACAATGGCACCTGGAGCAATAGTTACTTCACTAGAATTATTAGCGCCACCAGTATAGTAATTACTATTTGTAGCACTATTAGGTCTAATTGAGTTTGAACTTAGAGAACCCGAACTACTAATTGAACTATTTAAACCAGGATAAGCACTATTGATCATTGCTCTACTACTTTGACTGATAAGCCCTCTAGTAGAATCCATACCAACAGCCATACCTTGACCAATAAAACTACCAACTTCAGCAAACAATCTTGATGGTGAGTGAATTTGTGCCGCTGCTCTTGCAGCTCTATTAGCTTGAGCTACCAACTCATTAGCTGCGGCGGCTACAGCTCCAACTTGAGACCTAATACCATTTGCTAAACCTTGGCCAATCATTACCCCAGCTGCTTGCATAGCTCCAGCGGCACTTCTTGCAGCAGCTATAGCTTGATTTAATGCACTACGAACTGCAGCGCTAATTTGGGCACCACCTGCTCTCGCAGCTGCAGCCGCTCTGTTCATGCCTGACCGAACAGCAGAAACGACACCGCTCATGTTAGGTCTCTGCACTTTAGGGGCTGGAATAGTTTTAAGATGTGGCATTGATGGCTGTGGCACTTTAGGTTTAGCTACTTTAGGAGCTTTAATTGTTTTAAGCTCTTTAGGCATAGTTGGCGTTGGTACTTTTGGCTTATCAACTTTAGGAGCCTTAATGGATTTAACTGTCTTAGGCACAGAAGGAGCTGGAACTTTAGGTTTGCCAATTTTAGGAGCAGGAATAGTTTTAGTATTACCACCAAGAATGTTTTTAAATGGGTTGGTAAAGTTAAGTTTTGGCTTTTCAACTTTAACTTTAGGGCCTTGAACAGTCTTCTTACCTAAATCGGCAATTTTAGCATTAGCACTAGCCACATCAACCTGTGGTTTCATCTTAATACCGTTGACATCACTAGCAGTCTTCTTAGCCGCAGAACCGACTTGGCTAAACTGTTTAATCATATTGGCAGTGGCACCATTGCCAATAGCATTGCCAACATTACCAAAGGAATTCTTCATGTCGATCATGGCATTCTTAGCATCTTCAATATCACGTTTTGCGCCACTGAAGTTTCCAGTTAACGCATCTCCTAAGGCATGGAATCCTTGAGCAATGCCTCTAACAGCATTAACCACACCTGCCGCTATTGATACTAATGACGTTAAAGCATCAACTACAACACCAATTCCAAGAGCTACGCCAGCTAATGCGGCACCACGCAATGTTCCAAGTGCATGTCCTACAATTTGTAAGATTGGTGCTAATGGTGCAGCCGCCGATCTTAATTGATTAAAGGCATTTGCTAAAGGTGCTAACCCTGCAGATAAGCCATTAAATGCACTAGATAATACTTGTGTTACTGTACTTGCAATTGGCTGAATTACAGTCATAATTGCACTACCTATGCTAGATAAAATTGGCATTAAAGTAGATATCAGATTGGAAGTTAAAGATATTAAACTGTTAAAAACAGGGGCAATCATATTAACTAAATTGCCTATTGCTTGACCAATACCTTCAAACAAGCCACTAAAATTTATACTGCTGAACATATTCTTAATAGCATTAGTAGCAGTTTGAAACATTGAGATAATTCCATTAATTGCACCAGAATTTTGGAATCCATCAAACATTTGACCAATTGATGTACCAATTTCAGAAATCACAGGCATAATTCTAGAAGCAGCATCACCAATGCCATCAAATACTTGATCAATATTAATTTTGCCTAACGAATTAGATAGTTGATCACCAATTTTAGTGAAATTAAGCTTGCCTATTCGATCTGATAAGTTAGAAACCCACTTAATTCCAACTTTTGAGACTTTATCAAAAGCAGGCTGAAGATTATTAGCTAATGTTTCCTTTAAGCCGTCCATAGCTTGCCCAACTGTCTTATATTGAGTGGCCATTTTACTAAAGTTAGCGTTTGTACCAGTCTTAGCGACAGCATTTAAGAAATCTTGAGTCTTAACCTTGCCATCTTGAATATCTTTAATAAGGCTTGTGGTACTTTCGCCCATCGTCTTAGCAACGGCAGAAATACCTGCTGGAGTTTGCTCAAGCATAAGTTTAAAGTCTTGCCATTGAACCTTTGGTTTTGCAGCCATTTGAGTGGCTTGCTCACTTAAAGTCTTCATGGCTTGTTGTGGATTATCAGCCGCAGAAGCCAAACCACCAAAGCCTTTAACTAATTGAGCAGTATTTTTAGTACCGACTGCGGCTAACTGAGCATAAGTACTAGACATGTCGGAAGCACTATAAATTGTTTGTTGAGCAAACTTCTGCATATCTGATTTAGCTCTAGCAATTTGAGTATTCGATGCACCTAACTGGTGCATATTCCCTTCAAACGTTTGCCACGAAGTTGATGCTTCATTAAGTTCTCCTAGCATTGATCTAATGCCAGAGCCAGCTAAGCCCATTCCTTTGCTGATCATGTTGCCTACCGCAACGCCACCAGCCATAGATTTAAATAAGCCACTGCTGGATTTTTCAGCACCACCAAACATATTTCCGCCTAGGGCGCCTTTTAACCTGCTAAAACCTGATTGCGCTTTTGAAAGCCCATTTGCCAATTTATCTAACGGATTACTAAAAGCATCAACAACTCTAATCGTTGCACTTATTTCTGGCATATATTACCTCCTTTCTAGTTCCTACAAAAAAGAGATGCTTAGCCTCTCACATATCATTTCAATGTGTTATGACTTTGCCTCTCTTTTACTTTCTTCTCTTTCTTCCTCTTCTTGTTCTAGCCTTAATTCAATTGATGCAACAACTAGTGTCTTTTCTCTTTCATTTAGATCTACCCATTGTTTGGGTGTCCAATGATACTTGTTAAGAACATAGTTATAAATTGAAAAATCACCAACTGAATTGTTAATTAGTTTTTTGCTTCAGCAACTAAATCATTATCATTATCAGCATCAATACCTGAAAGCTCTAATACTTTTTCAGCTAATGCATTATATTCACCTGCTAAGAGCATTGCTTCCAATGTACCTGCAGGATCACCATAAGTGCCGTAATGCTTTTGAAGTTCTTCATTCTTCAAATTAGGAACTACAACACTAGCAGCCATTAAATTATTTTCAAACTTGTCTTGATTTAAAACCTTTTGAGAAGTTCTAGTTGATTTATTGAATTGAACTTCTTTTGAATCATTTCTCAATTCACTTACTTCTTTTGCGGTTAAAGAACGAATCTTAAAAGGTACTTTAAAACGTTTAATTTTTACTTCTTCTTCCTTTACAGGACTTTCAACATTAATAAAATCTTCAACATTAAAATTTTCAGCCATTTATTTTTCTCCTTACTGAATACCATCAAAAGGTTGAACTAAGTGAATACCTTCAAAAGTGAAATCTGCTGAAGTATCCATAACAGAATCATCGGCCTTAAAATCAGCAATTGGAATTTCATCCAAGTTAACTTCATCAAGTTGAATAATTTGTTTACCAGTTCGTGAAGTTGGATCTTCAATAGTAAAAGTAATTGTGAAATAAAGATCTCCTTCCTTCATGGTGTAAGGAATACCATATTTCAGCCAATTACTATTGATTACATATTGACCAAGTGTACCTGTACCATCCACAGATGTAGTTTTGTGCTTGTTCCAGTGGTCACCCAGCACTTGAACCTTTTCTTTGTTTTTCTTGATATTGATCTTTAGTTCTTTACAGTCGATCAGATTAATAACATTACCATCAATCGTAACGGTAACCTTAGCATCTTTTGATGAAATAGTATCTCTACCATGAAGAACCTGTTCTAAAGTTGTTGTTGCCATTTACTTATCCTTTCTATCTAACTACCAAGTTAACGTAAAGCTTTTCCATTGAATCGACCGGAGTTACATATAAATCCATTAATACCGCGTCTTTATCATCACCTTGAGCTAAGCTTAAATCACTAGGATCAAAATCACGAATCGTGTTTTGTGACTCTAATCCAGATAAATAACTCACACGGTTAGCTTTAAATAAATCACGTCCATACTCATTGTTACTTACCTTACCTAAGAAACTAGTTTCAAACGTTTGAGTAGTATTAGTACAGATTTCATCAAGTGTTCTAATAATACGGTTCTTACTAAAGTCCTTAGGCTTAATGCTGGTGAATTTGGTAAGTGAGTTAATATCTTGCTCAACCACAACGCGTTGACCGGCACGGGTGGTAAACACAATTTGTCCAGCATTTAAAGCTTCAATAGTCTTGTCGTTGTTTAACTTTGGACTAGCTTCTACAGCATCATCAAGTTGGGTATAAGTTAATGCTTGATCTGGTGTAGCACTAGCACTCATACCAGCAAATCTAGCTGCAGCAATGTTAGGACTGATTACAGTGCCATCATTAAGTACATAACCATTCAAAACAGTTGATACACCTTCATAGTTGTAAGCCACACCGGTCGTATTAGGAATAACGGCGCGAACCTTAATACCAACGTTTTCACGTAGAAGCTTAGTTTCTTCGGCTAAAAGCTTGTGAATGTTGCTTGATTCCTCCCAACCTGCGGTAGTAGCTACAGCATAATATTCGTTTTCTAAGTAGTCATGCATGTCATCGACTACATTATTAGTACCATTAGTACCACCTGTTAAAGTAACGTTTGTAGCGCTTTGAGTTAAACCATTATAAATTGCAGTATAAAGTGGATATTCTCCCTTGCCATTTAATTCCTTAGTAACATCTGCCGGAGTAGTACCAAAAGTAATGTCTACGTAGTCATTGTGGACTTCCAATTGGTCTTCCTTGGTTAATCCTGCTTTAGCAATTGCATCAGCGTCAGCCTTTGGTAAAGTGATTTTTACTTGATCAACTTGCTTAGTGCCGAAGATAGTAGTTACAGTTACATCTTGAGTGTTTGCACCATCAGCCAAGGGACTAGGAACAAAACTAACACTAATGTTATTGCCCTGTTCACCTTCATATTTTGCATTAATGGTATAAACACCTGTCTTAGTAGCAGTAGATTTAGCGCCACCAGTAAAATCGTTTAAAAGCAATACCGTTTCGGCACCCTTTAAAGCTTCATAAACTGGAGCCAATACCTCATCGGTGTTCTTGTGGCCGATTAGCGCAGTAAAATCACTAGTAGCTTTTAATTCAATGATGCCATTCTTGCCCCAACCTAAAGGCTTATTTTGGAACATCAATAAACGGCCCCAAGGTGTGGTTAATACCGGCTTGCCATCACCACGAACATTGATGTAAACACCCGGTCTTACTTTGTTTTGCATTCTCCAAGTTCCACCTGCCATATATTACATACCTCCTTTAAAATCCTTAATTGCTTTCTTAGCTTCGGCAATTGTATAAGTTTTATCGTCTTCTAGCGCAACATTGATTAATGCCACGCTTTCATCAGGAAATAAACCAGCTTGCTTAATTTGAGCCTTAGTGTACTTGACTTCGGCATACTTAACTTTGGTATTATTCCCTGTTGTTTCCTTTTGTTCTTGCATTTAAATCTAAACTCCTTTGTTTCAGTGAAAGATCTGGTTTATACATCCGTAAAACGAGATCAAAATCACACGTCAACGTATGTTCATTAGTATCTACACTGAATTCACGATTTCTTAAATAAGCAAAATCAGGCAATACAGTTAGATTGTCCATTAGCAGTGCTTCCATCTCATCTAATGCTTCATTAGCATTTTCTTCTGGTGGAAAATAAACAACTTGAAATGGCATTTTTCTAACTTCATAATCAAAAAGTTCTGGCTTTAGAGTTGTATTTCCTGCTCTGCCTATAAAAAAACACGGTTCATCAAACCCATTAGGTTGATTCTCCGTGTAAATTGTTGTATTCGGTGAGATACGAGCTAACTCATCCGCTATTCTTTCAATTATTGTCATGATAGTAAATCCCTAAAAGCCCATAAGCCAGGTGTTATCAGATCAGGTAGCTGGGAATCTATCGCATTCAAGGAATTTTTCATGAAGAATTGACCTCGTACCCAGTTCTTGTGGTTACGAGTTCTGTGCCCACTTTCAACATAGGAAGCATATTCAGTAGGATTACTTACTTTGACAACCCAACCACCACCACTTACAGAAGGGCCTTCAGCGGTCCAAGCCTTACGCAAAGTTCCAGTATCAACAGGAGTATTGGTTTTAAGCGTTCTAATGGCTTGTACACCAATGCGCTTAGTGCTTTGTCCAATCTCTTTTTTCAGTTGACCGCTGTCTATTCTTCCTTTAACGCGACTAGCCCAAGCCTGAAATTCTGCATCGTCAACAGTTCCCAAACTCATGCTTTTTCATCCCTTACCATTGCTATTTCTTGGTGTGAGTAATAACCCGAGTATCCTTTGCTAGAGCGTTTGTATTTAGTAGTATTGCCGTTTTGATCAGTAATATAAATAACCGCCCCTGCAGGAATATCAATACCATTACGAATTAATAATTTAGCATCAGCTTCATCAGTACCAAAAATAGTCTGAGTGCTTGTAGATTGTCCTTTAAGAACGACTTTGCAAGGCTCATTTTCTACTATCGTAGTTTCGACACTATTGGTAATGTGATTCTTAGTTACTTTTTTAGTACCAGTGATTTTGGCTCTATCCGTCCATAACAAAGAGACTACCTTTTTTAAGCCCTCAAATTCGCTCATTCTGGTAGCCTCCTGAAGTTATTTAAGATATTAGTGTAATTATCCGTAATAGGATTTAAACCTTGTAGAGCCAAATAAATGTCGCTCGCAGGCTTAAATGTGACACTGACATCACCTTCATTAAGTGATTGGATGTTAGCAGTACTCTCACTGTCAAGAACCCCATTTACCTTAATTGCTTGAACTGCCATGCTAACCACTACTGTAGCCAATTCATTAGGCAGTTCATCGATTGGAATGTTGCAGTAATTGGCAATATCATTCATGATTTTATCAACTGTAAAATCAATGATTTTATCATAATCAGGATTTTTATTGTTGTTAGGAATTAACATTTTGACTTGGTCAGCAATGTGTTCCTTGTCCATCCAATCACCACCTTATGCTACTTTACTAAGGCTAACAAGTCGCTCTTAGTAGTCTTACCAGAGAAGTCGATCTTATTAGCAGTTAAATAAGCCTTGATTTCGTCAACAGTACTAGCTTCAGTTGGCTTTACATTCGCAGGGTCTACTTTCTTAACAAGCTTTGATGAATCTGATAAGTCTTTAGTGCCAGTAGCATCACCAACGACAACTTCATAACCCTTAGTCTTAGTACTCAATAAGAGGACATCATCATATGATTGTTCGTAGTACAAGTAGTTACCTGAAGTTGAAGCAGATGGTTGATCAAATCCAACGAAAGAATATTTTTCAGGTGCGATTTGAACACCATTGCTAATCAAGAACATTTCAATTTGCTTTGCATCTGACTTAAGCTTTGAACCAACAGTGAAATCGAAAGTAGTTTGCATCAAATCTGATGGAACAACATTAATAGTTACTTCGTCCAATGAGTGAACTGTACGAGTAATAGCTGAAGGATCAGAAATAACCACAGTTCTGTTCATAGCATCTGCACGCTTCAAGATTGAATTCATCTTAGGAGTTACGTACAAAATACGGCCTTGAGCTGGAATACGGGCTTCATCGAAGTTGCTCATCATTTCATCGAATAACTTAAGAACATTAGTTTCATCAACTGTTTCAGTGTGAACCCCATCTTGACCGTCATACTTAACCTTTTGTTGGTAAAGCTTTGAGAACATCTCTCTATCCTTTTCAGGCATTTTAGAATCCAAGTTAAATTGTCTAGTGATGTTAGCAATTGAAACCACCATATCAGTTTCATCAACATCTAGTGGATCTACAAGAGTGCTCCAGTAACGTTCGTTGGTTAATTCGTATGAATCCCAGTCGTTGCTGTAATTAGCTGCAAAGCCTGTAATAGTTCTACGTTGACGGTCTTGACGACCTGCAGTAATGGTTAAACGTGGTACTTTAATATGTTTTGCTCCATCAAACTTAACCATTGAGTTAGATGGTGAGTTCCATAAATCTGCACTATATAAGTGACCATCATAAAAAGCTTGTTGCACAGCACTTTGGTATGCATCAGCATAGTTAATAACTTCTGCCATTTAATAAATCTCCTCTATTTCTTAAAAACATCAACCATAGCTTGTACCGGATCAGTAGTAGCAGGTGTTCCATTACTTGGTTCATAGTTCTGCTTAATACCTTCATCAAAGATGTATGGTGCAGTTTTGTGAATTTCTTTAATTTGTTCATCTAGTCCTGATAAGTTACCTTGATCATCAATTTTAACTTTGTCCATATCCAAGAAACCTTTGATTGCCTTAGTATCTCTGACCTTGCTTGCACTTAAAGCACGATCAACAGCACTAGTAAGACGTGTTTGATTTAACTTATTAGTAAGATCAGCCGTGTCATTCTTATACTTGGTTTCTAATTCCTTGTATGAGTTTGATAATTCTTCATTATCCTTAGCATTCTTACGTAAATTCTTTAAATCTTTATCACATTCAGCAATTTGAGCTTTCAAAGCATTGTTTTCTTCAACAATTGCATCATTACCAGATTTAGCATTATTAATATCTTCACCATTCAAGTCCATAACAGCTTTGATTTGATCTTCATCTAGTCCTAAATCTTTAAGTTGATTTCTTTTCATATAAATTCTCCTTACCTTTTACACGTTTTCTACGAGTTCGCCTCTCACAAGGCATACAAAAAGAGCAGTTTTACGACGTACTCAGGTCAGACAATTATTAATGTAATGTCCAATAAACATTAATTCCAAAAGTATCTTTCATAAAATGAACAAACCACACATTTATTAGAGTTCCTATAACTGAAAGTACTACAAAGGCAATCACTACAAGTAAGACTTGCAATACAATTGTAAACCATTCACTATATCGGAACTTTTCCCACAGATTTTTCATAATTTCACCAAATAAAAAGAGAATCGTTTAATAACGATTCTCTTAATTAATAATCAGTAATAACAATGTTTTGCCAATTATCTTTTATTTTCTTACCATCAATTTCATAATTCAAGAAATCATTTGTATTCTTGAACTTAGCAATAAAATCTAAATTATTTTGATCAGTAGAAACTAGTTCTCTTTTTCGTGAAAATTCAGATGCATCTTGATCAGGTTCTACTAGCCAATGCTTACTGTTTAAAATAAAGTTTATTTCATAGCCAATATCAATTAATTCTTTGAATTGATTTAAACTTTTTAAGTTTTGCATTAGTGCTTTCGCCACCTTTCAATATCATCTAATTCATTTTTACTTGGAGATACTCCCTTACCTCTGCTTAAAATAATTTTATCATGTTTCTTATCATATTTGTGCTTCCATCTATGTACATGAGGAACAATAGTATGTTGCTTAGCATTACCATGATTCGTTAAATCAAGATCCTTTTCAACATAACCATCTTCATCATAATAACGATATTTAACAACTTTACCATCATTAATTCTTCCAATTACAGATAATGGGATGCCTTTTGTAGAAAGAGTATGAACTTCTTTCAATATCGAAACTACTTCAGCATATTTATTTAATTCATCAAGCTTTAAAGTTTTAGCTTTTCTCCATGTTTCTTTGTAGCCTTGAACTTGCTTCCACTGATCAAAGGTCATAGATTTAGTCCATTTACCTTTACCAGTAATTGGATCACGATACCATCGTGTTGAAATATCAGGCAAACCTTCCATGTAAGGCACTGTGGTGCATCTGCAGTATGGATGAATTAACGGATAATTAATGCCTTCTCGCTTGTCCTTAACATCAAAAATACGTTCATCTAAGTGAGCACAAACATCACATGTATGAGTTTCTAGCGTTGCTAAGTATTGGTACTGCTCAATATCTGAATCTTTATAGAACTTTGCTGTAGCTTCTTCTGCAGCGTGTCCCATTTCAGTGACAACTAAACGATGGATATTGGATTTAACCACACCTTGAAACTTATCTCTTAGCACTCGCTCAACGCGATTATAAGAATATCCCAAAGCAGTTGATCTAAACATCACATCGGTTAACACTTCAGGCATAACTTTGGTGTAATTGTTCCAAATTCTCTTACTAAAATTACTGCCCTTCCAAGGTTGGTAAACAATATCTTTTAATTCTTGTTCATTAAAATGAGTGAAATTAACATCTAAGCCACCTACTACTAAATATTTGTTGTAATTTTCCAATAAGTAAGTATCTTCATACCGTTTGGCTAAGCCAATAGCCATATTGTCTTCTTCATTATCAGCATATTTAGCAGCTAATTCTTGGTATTGCCTGTACAGTTCCTGAAGTCTAGCAATTCTAGTTTTATAGTAAGCAGAGTTTAACTCTTTCTCAAAGCCACTAGCTCTAGCCTTAGCTTCAAACTCTGCCAAAGTCATATCAAATTTAGAAGTATCAATAGAATTTAAATAATCAGCCGCTTCTCTAAGTGACTGATTATTTTCTTTAGCATATTTAGTTACCCATTTCTTAGATTCTCTAATAAATTCATTTTCAAGATCCTTAAGACGAGACCTCATAGCAACTTCATATTCAGCGCTGGAAGCCATTTCCTTTTGCTTAACTAAGAGAGCACGCTTTTTCCAGTATTCTTGTGAGTTCATAATTAATCACTAGACTTCTTATTTGCCTTCTCTGATTTATCAGAAGCGGTTTTATTATCATTAGAGTAATCTTCATCTTCAGAATCATTAAAGCTCTGAGACGCTCTAAAACCGTCACTATTTTGAATATCATTTTTTTGATATTTAAGTTCTTGCTGCCAATCATCAACAATTGGATTTGCTTTAGCAATTGCTTCTTTACTTGAATAATTAGCAACAGCGGCAACTTCCTGAGCCTTAGCTAAATCATCTTGCACCTGAGTTCTAGTCCAAATTTGAGAGATCTTGAGGCTTTCAGCATCCCTTATACCCAAATGATTCATAATAGCTCTCACAAGCTGACTAATGCCACGTCTAAAGTTTGATTCTGTAATACCAGCTTTCAATTCCAAATGTGAATACAGCATCTTAATTGCTACACCGCTAGCATTGCTGTTCTTGAAGTTAGCAGGATCAATACCTTGGCCATAAAGAAAGATATTTTCTTTAGTAGTTTGCAGCACTGAATTTCTAGCTTCAACCGGAATATCAATCTGCAGTGTATCAATACCTGATTGATCACCATTTCCTGCATTGTTAAACTTAACGGCTTTATTTTCCTTCAGATCATGCATGAATTTATCAAGTGATGTGCCGCCATAATTCTTTAATACCAGCACTACCTGCTGAATATCATCAATATCATTCAGGAAGCCATTATAAATATCATCATAGGCATCAATCAGACCTTTACACTTCTTAAGCTCTGATAATTTTAATTTGTTCTTTGGAAATGCAATGAATGGGACACGATCTAAACCATGTTCTAATATATTGCTTACACCAGTTTCATAGCCAGCACTCATATCATAGCTAGTAATATTGTCATAAGGTTCAAGGCTATCAAGGTCAGATGTTGGTTGTTTAAAGAAAGTAGCTTCTTTATCATTCCAATATTCATGAACCGTAAATAGTTTACCAGTATCAGAATCTAACTGCTTGTATGATCTCAATACACCAAGCAATTTATTATCCAAAGTTGTTGAGTAAATTGGTGTGATTTGATTGGGTGGAATAATTGCATATCTGAAATTATTATCCTTATCAATCCAATAATGAAGCCATGCCACACCAGCGTTACTTGCATCAATTACTAAGTTATTTACAGTTAAGGCAAAATCATCACCTAAAACTTCAGCAATATCTTCATTATATTTTTCATTGCCTACATCAATTTGAGGAGGAACAGTAGCCACATACCCTGCTTCTTGATCTACCAACAGTTGATAAAAGTTCGATGGCACACGGTTATCAGCATGACGCAATGGATCATCCTTGCCATCCTTATTTAACTTGGCTTTACCATCATTTCTGCTTGTAATATCAGTTTCATTTCTATAATATTTCAATGCATTTTCATAACGATCAAAAAAGCCAGCACGTTGTGCGCTGGTATTTTTGATCAGTTCTTGCATTTGTTTTAATTCCAAGGAATGTAACCTCCTTTCGCATTCTTTGAATAAATTGCATAACGCAAAGCATCAAGCCGGTCGTTATGTCTCACATCATTTTCTTTTAAAGGCTGTCCGGTATTTTCATCCCAGGCATATTGGTAAATTTCATTCATTAAACCTTGAGAGCAAGATTCAGCAACAAAGAATTTACCTTCACGCATCTTCTGTGCAACACATTCAATACCAGGCAATACATTCTTGTTGGCATTGATACAGTTGATGCCTGCCGCTTGAAACTCATTAACATTATCAGGACGTGCTGAATCAGCATAAAAAATAAGATTGCGTCCAAACTCATCTTGTAAGTTCTGTGCAATCTTGACCCAATAATTAATAAATTTATGCTTCTTTGTATAATCTCTTAAAACATAAGTATTCCCTTGATCATCATCGCCTAGTAGCAAAATAGGATTAGGGTGTTCATAACCCCAGTCAACGCCACAGTAATAATGAAGTCCTTCGGGAATCTTGCTATCATCAATAACCATTTTCTTAGCATCAAAATCCTGGTAAACAATGCCTTCACCGGTTACCCATAACCCCAAAATATCACGATCATAGAACATTCCGCTAGGTTTAGAAGCTTTCATTGACTTAACGTAATCAGGATCAAGAAATGTATTATCATCAATCGTAAAATTAAATGCTACGATCCCAGAATCAGGATCATGATTATCAATAAAATCAATTTTCAGCCAGTGAGTTGGTATATCTGGGTTAGTATCGCAAATAATATGTGATCCAGGTTGTGAGCAACGGTTTTGGATTTCGTTAAAAACTTCATGGTTAGCAAGGGATGCTTCGTTTACGTATGCTCCATAAGAAGTAAAACCACGAGCACTAGATAAACCAGAAATAGAGCTGGTATAAACCGGAACAATATCAACACCAAACAAATGATAATGATTATGGAAATCAGGTTTAAGAGTTAAGCCAAATTGCGTTTGCAATTCTGAAATTACATTGTTGTAAATTGAACCGGAAGTAGCACCAGCTAGGATAAATCTAGGATGCTTATCATTTTGAGCCTTTGCTAAGTTAGCCACTCTCTTTAGTTCATTAAGAAACAGAACATTATCAATAAAAGTTTTACCAGAACGAACAGCGCCAGATAGGATCATAATCTTAAATGGCTTTGTCTCATAAGTATGGAATACCTTAACTTGTTTAGGAGTAAAGAAATCAGTTATTGCCATTCTTTTTATCCTCCTTAGTTAAAGTATCTAGCATCTTATCAAGTAGCTGCTCCATATCTTGCCCATTATCTTCCATTGCCTTAGCCCTAGCTTCAGCCACACGAGCATCAGCATTAGCTTTACGGATTTTGGCTTTATCTAATTCAGGTGTTGAATTATCAGATAATAAATTAGCGTATTTAAAAAGCATCTGAATGAGTTGAAACTTAACCATTGCAGATGTTTTTGGATTCTCTAATAATTCATAAGATTGTTGAACAGCTAAAGGCAACGCACTATTTAACTTATTAAGACTATAGTCATGTAAACCACGGATAAATTCAGGGTCTTTTTTCCAGCGCCTAATAGTTTTTTCATCAACACCAACTTCAGCGCCGATTTCGACATTAGTAAAACGATGCTCAAATATCATTTCTACAGCCTTTTGACGCTTTTTATTTAATTTTTGAAAAGCCCCTTTTTCGGACATATTATTTTTCACACCATTTCACCACCACCTTATTTTATGCAAAATAAAAAGCCAGCTTATGCTGACTTTTAGTTAAGCATAAAAAATATTTGTAGTCCCCATTTGACTAGCTTCTCTACTGAAAAGCTGATCTTCTTTTTTTCTAGAAATAACAATATTATCGTCTTTAAAAGTATATATATGATAGCCAAGCATTATCAAAATTACATTAAAATATAAAGCATTGTTAGATATATAATATATACCTTCAATGATTACTAAAATTGAATTCATAACAATAGATGGCCATGATTCAGGTTTTAAAGATAATATCGGTATTATAAAAGTAACAAAAAAGTTTAATACTTCTGAATCGTACTTTTGCAAATCTTCTAATTTGTATTTTTGTTTAGTAGTATTTTTAGCTTCTTTCTTTAGATATTCTATCCAAAGAAATAAAACAATTAATGTTACTATCGAAATTATAATCATTGTAATCCACAAGACAGGATTTTCTTTCCATGTTTCCTGAAATGATTCTCTAGAAAAGGAATTCATATTATTAAGAAATATCATCACAAATATCGGAATATATGAGGAAAAGAAAACTATTGCCTTAAAAATCACACCAACCATTTTAAATCACCTATTTTCATCTATTCCGTTTTGTTTTCCTATTAAAGTCCTATAATAAGAATCTTGCATCAAATTGATAAAATTTCCAACCTGGGTTTCATCTCTATAAACCAATTTGCCATTTTCGACTTCTATGTCTAAATCAAACTGGTCAATCACACTCTTTGTTCGATCAATCTGATCTAAAAAAGCAGTTACTTTTCCATTATCATGTAGTTTAGCTAAACGTTTAACATAATTGCCATTTTCTAAAGCTTTTTCTTTTAACTTATTAAAATTCTTTATCTTATCAGGGAATTCGTCATTATTTAGAACTTCTTTAGCTTTTTCTTTAAATTTATCCTTTAATTTCAAAATTCTTTCCAAAGAAATATGATGAAAAACAAAAATTTTTTTATTGATAACAATAAAATCAAGAGCATTATCTATTCCAAGAAATTTAGAACTTTCCAGACTTGAAAAAGCACCATTTATTATTTGACCTATAATTCCTTTTTTTAATGCTTTCATTTTATTTAATCTACGAAAAATATACACTGGATTTTTGCCTTTTTTATTCCTTAATTCATAAACAAAGAAATCATAATCATTGGGATCAATATTACTACATGCGTTCGGTACTTTTAGTGAACTTATTATTTCATCTAACTCGTCCTTAAAATTCTCAAATTCTGTTACTTCAACTGTTTCATCGCTTGAGCCTACAATATTGTATGATTTAAGTCTTTGATTATCATAATAAAAAATTTGTGCTTCAATCATATTAATAATTTCAGTTTGAACCTTAGATTCAATAGTAGGAGTAATACTATATAGATCATTATCCCTTTTTCTTCCTGTTAAATGTAACATCAAACTACTATTATCAATTGAATTTAACAAAGTTTTAGCATTAAAAATATCATCACTCATTTTAAATACTCCTCTAATATTATTTCAGCTTAATTCTATCAAAAAAGAAGGCATATGGCCTTCCTAATGAAATAATATTAGAGAATTTAGTTTAACGTCATCACGGACAAATGGTAAGAGTAGGATTCGAACCTACAAAGCCATAGGGCAACAGTTTTACAGACTGTCAGCGTTAACCATTTGCATATCTTACCAGAAAGCCTTGCTAATTCGTGGTTTCGTTCTTTTCAAGGAGGACGGAATTGTTATAGCTTAGCAAGGCCATGAGAAACATAGGACTAGAACCTACAACCCATTTTCTAAAATTTTGATGCTTTTAATAAAAATTAAGGCTATTCCAATGTTCTCATTAAAGCCGTGATGGGACTTACACCCATACCACCGAAACTTTAATAGTCGGACGTGTCTTTTTACTCATAAGAGTTTTCACGGCACAAGTAATTAAGCTCAATTGAATGAAACGATATTTAGTAAGGACTTAATCACTTATCTTTTTTCGACAATACTATAATACAATAATTTATTGTTATGGGATTACTCTATTAATGCTCTAAAGTTATTGCAAAATTGCTCTTAACTAAAATCCGTCAAGCTGATTAATGGTTGGCAGTGATGGACTTTTTGCCAGTAACTGAATGAGTCAGCGAAATCAAACATAGCCCGTCTACGTAAATATGAGAACTTATATTGTTCGCTGTAAACCATTTGCTTAACTTCTTGCCATGATTTACGCTTAACAAACAATTCAATCAAGATGATTTGCGAATTATGAGAGCAATGATGAATTGCATCATAGACAGCTTCAACCATAGCTTCAGCATCAATACCATTAATGAGTTTGTCTTCATTAGCATTCCCAAAATTTGAACTACCAGGAGCTGCAGATAATTTAGGAGAACTCAAATCAGTTAAATTTCTTCCACTCATAAGAAGCAACTTAGGTAAATCTTTTTTGAAGAAACTTGAAACGTTCTCAAGCGTTCTTTTTTTATTAATTTCAGGAAATAATAAACTCATTTTCTTCACTCCATATTTATATATTTTTTTATTGCTTTTGAAGCTATAACTGAAATAGGTTCATTAATTTTTTTACAATATTTAGCCAATTCATCAAAGACTGGCGTATCAATTATAATTTTCATTTCATCATCCTTTCCATGCTTCATTCAGCCATGAATCAATACCATGTTTAACATACACAATAGATCTTCTAATAGCATATGTGCAGTCATCAGGCAAATCGCCCCAATAAAAAGATACTTCCGAAATTTCATAGTCCAATTTAGGGATTAAATCAAAAACAGTTTTGGAATTAAAGCTATTAGAGATTTTTGCAATTCTAGTCATCCCCTTAACATAAGTAGTATAAAAATCTGGTTGACCATCTTTTGTTAATTTGTATTTAAACAAGGGCTTGTATGTTAAGCCATAATATTCTTTAACACGTTGTACCACCGGTTGCCTTACACGTAGCTTTTCATAAATTATATGTGCAGGATAACCGTATTCCAGCATTCTTTTAATCTCTAAATCAGTATCATCTGGTTCAAAAATCTTAACAGCTCTTTGATCAATCGCTAATAAATTTCGTGCCTTAATTAAATTAGGATCATTTTCAGGAGTTTTACTAATTGAACCATATTGAAGTTCAGCCTTACGAATATAAATTAAAGCCTTCTGATATTTAGTCAAAGCCATAACCCACCAAACCTCCATCAACAATCATTAGTGCATCTTTAACGCTTCGTGCAATTCCATGAATTACATTATGAGATTGAAGCATTTCATGAAAGCGTATTTGATCCGGTCTAGGTTTACCTGTTTTAGATTTAACCTCAATGTAAAACACTTGATTATCTACCCAACGCCAGCCATATAAATCAGGATGTCCCTGAGGTAATCCCGTATCAAACCATCTATGATCAATTGTTTGAACTTTGCCTACATTAGTTCTAAAAGCATTACATTTATGTTGAGATAGAGCCACCAGGATCTCTTTTTGAATCTCATGTTCTTCACTAGCCATTAAAGTACCACCTATTTATTGTTAGCATGAGTATTTTTACTTTCTTCATTATCTGGAAGCAATTCTGTTTGACTAGCTTCCAAATTAACCATTAATGGGCCGGATGAAATTTCATTTAACTTATCCAATACAATATCCGCTGTATCCGCAGCTAATTGAATAGTAACTACACCATCTTTAACTTTGAAATTAGCAATATCTGCTTTAAATTGAATAACTTTTCCGTGCATTGTTTAAATATCCTTTCTTTCATTAATAGGCTGCCAATTAAATGTTTTAATGGCATGATTGAAAATTCCTAGCATTACTTGATTATTTTTAGATTCTTCAGTTGAAGTCTTAATAAGTGATATTTCAAAATTATGAGTTTTACCATCAACTGTATAATATTCAACTTTAATTTTTTCTCGGTTATTCATCTTTTTACCTAGCCTCTTACCACTTAATCATCATTAAAAACGTTCCCATCAATATCTAAAAATACATAAGTTTTGAAAACACAATCAGAACCACATCTAGGACAAAATTTATTTTTGAACAAGTCATCAATTTTAAAATTTAAACCACATTGTTCACAATGATAACCTAAAGTTGTCTTCATTTTTAATTCCAGCTTTCATATATATAGCCTCAAAAAGGTAACGGTAGGTTGCAAGTAAAAATAGGTACCGTAACCTTCATTTAGTCTTACAGTTACAAGAGATTCAGACGTTCATTTTTAAAAAAGTTACGGTATTTTCTGCAAAACTCTTTAAAGGCTGTCTCTGTCTCTTATATATATTTATTATTTTTTTATTTTTATTAGGAATTAAGTGTAGTAGTATAACCAAGGCACTTAACTCCACATATATCAAGGCTTTCAGCGGTTACGGTAACCGTAACCTGACTGTAACCTACTGTAACTTTGCAAAACCAGCTACTACTTTTCCATCAACTTTCTTCCTAGCACCTACTTCATAACCTAAGTGTCCCATGTAATAGCGAATATCACGAGCCTCTTTAGAATTACGACTAAGTGCATCCCTATCAGCAAATAATGAAAATGCCAATTCTTGATTAGTAATAAATTTTTTATCCTTGAATTTATTTTCCAAGGTAGCGTTAAGTTCATCTTCAAGCCCTGAAGTATATCTAAATTGCTTACGATTCTCTTCAAGGAGCTTTTGCGCATTTTCAGAAAGAATAAATGGATTTTTAGTATTCTTGTAAAGCCATACTGCTTCACCCCAAATCTGCTGAACGTATTCATCAGTTAAATCCGTAATTGGTGATTTCTTTTGATGCTTAACATCTGCAAAAATAGAAATGAATCTACGATCACCAGAACGATCTTTTAAGTGTTTTACTTCATTAGTAGTACGAGCCAAAACAAATTTCTTTTGAAAAGTTTCAGATTTTCTAGCATAGGCTTTACGATATTCAAACTGTTGCATAGTAATGAATTTCTTAATTTCTTCAAAACTTGCAGCATTTGAAGCTGTCATTTCATCATCATTGACAATCAACGCATTTTTCATAACTTCAAAGTCATCTTTATTTGAAAATGTGTTGAATTGGTCTGTATAAAGACCCATTGGCGCGGTTTTCTGCAAAAGTGAAGTTTTACCTACACCTTGACCACCAACTAGATCCAAAACAAAATCAAACTTAGTTTTAGGATTATAGGCCTTAGCTACTGCACCCATGAACCACAATTCAGTAATAAGAGCAGTGGTTTTATTGTTAGGTGCTCCAAGGAAATCAACAAAATAATTATCTAGTCTTTGTTTCTTATCCCACTTTGCATAAGCTTCATTCATATAATCAATTACTGGATTATATGAATTCATGTAAGCAACATTAGTAATACCTTGATCAATTACATTATTTTTAAAGATAGCTCCTTTATATTTTGAAGATGATTCAATATAGAGCTCAACACCATTGATAACTTGATCAGTATATTGACCTTTTGCAATATTAATTTTTCCAATTGAAGTCTTTAATTCAGCATTTCTAACTACATCTACTTCATTAGTGAATTCATTAAACTTGAATAAATTTTGGAGGTTTTTATCAGTTTTAAGGATTAGTACAACGTTTTTAACAGATGTAGTTTTTAGAGAACCATCTTTAGTTTCTTCAAACAAAGTTTTATGAGTTTGTTCCTGCTTTAATTTGTCAGCAGCTTCTTTGTTGATATTTATTACTTTTTTATCATCAGTCAATACTGAGCTCACTTCCTTTCTATTTGATACACTAGAATCATCCTGTAAATGGGAGGTGATTCTATGACTGAGCAAGAGTTTAAAGATAAGTACGAGGCACTTCTTAAAGAATTTCAGCAAAAGTACAATGCAAGCGGTCGTTTACATAAGCAACTTCATGAAGATGATTTGGTAAAAAGTCTAAAAGCTGCTGAAAATGAAGATGAACGAACTGCAATCATTGCAGCTAGAATTTTTAGAATTGAAGCGGATCGTACTAATCAATTAATTGGTTTTATGCTTAAGAATTTTTTAGATGTTAAAGATTAGTAGTTTTATCAAGCTGCTCAACAATCTTTTTTTCTAAAAAATCAACAATCTTTTCAGCATTAAGCTTGCCGTTATCGGCAGGCTTTTTGTTTTTGGTCAATTTATGTCCACATTGCTCACAGTAATTGCCTTTATGAATAATACTGTGACAATTGGGGCATTTAATTAATATGCCTTTCTTTATGAGAGCTTCAGTTCTTTTGAATTGAAGCTCTTTTTCTTTATCGTCATTCATTACTTATCTCTCTTCTCCTGATTTCTTTTTCAATCATTGAATTTACGGTTCTTTCAACTTCATTGAGTGGTAAAGAATCTTCTGTATTATCATTGGCAATAACTGCTAACTTAGCAGCTACTTCAGGATCAACATTGCGGAATAATAATCCTCCAATGAAACTGGCCAAAGCATTATTCCTGCCACCAGTTTTACCTAAGCCATTAGCAATTTTTTCAAAGAGCTCAGTAGTTTGAGTTTTGCCAGTAGGCTTATACCCTTCCAGCTGTTCAACCGGCTTAAATTCCTTCTGCTTTTCTAAGATCAGATCAATTAAGCCTTGTGGCGGTTCTCTCATCGGTTCACGGTTTAGCCACTTGTAAAATTTATCTCCTAGCATTGAAGGAGCTACTACAACATAGTTATTTTCATGAGCCTTAAGATCAACTGAAGGCAAGAATCCAATATTTTGTTGAATCTTTAAATCCTTAGGCTTAGTAAAGAAGAAATGGAAACCATTATGAGCTGTTCTCTCAGTGAGCGTATTCTTAAACCATTCATCATGATTAAGTGCCTTGATAGACTTCATACCGTCTTCCTGGCCATGTCTGTCAACATCAATTACAAAGAATTTATCAGTTTTTAATGCAATGTTAGCTGTTGGATATTTTTGCCAGATTTGCTTAATTTCATCGCCCTCAAGGGGCGGCTTGTTTGCAAATTTGATTAGTGGACGTTTATTACTTCCAATTGGTATTACGCTAAAACCATGTTCTGCATATGACAAAGCATAATTAACTAAGTTGGGATGCATATTAGAAATCCTCTTCTTCATAACCATAATCAACGCTTACTTTAGGTTTAGGTAATTCCAAATAAGATTTAATAGCACGCTTTTGAACAGTCCAATTAGTCCAGAATGGATCTTCATCACAGCCTGGATACCATAAACCACCACTATGATGCTTTTTAATAGCCACTTCAAAACTTAGTAATCTTTCTCTGCCTTCAACTCTAGTTAAGACATCATGAACAAATTCAGGATCAGCAGTGGTATACAATGGATAAACTTTAGTTCCAAGTACTACGAATAATTCTGTTTTTGGATATTTAATATCATTCATTTTCATTTACCTCTCTTATTTATCAAATGGCAACATATCATCAGTAATTTCAATATCGCTGCCTGTATTACCTGCAAATGGATCTTGTTTGCCATCTACTTCAAGCTTTTTAGGTTGTTCTGCTCTACTAAATTCATAGTTTCTATAAGGATGATCAGGATCCTTTTTGTTGGGTGTTTCTTTAATAGTCATCATTAAGACTTTACCCTTTGCAGGTGTTAGAGTATCTTTCAAATCCTCATAAGCATCAGTTTCAGAATCATGATCAAAATCACTGTCAGGAATTGGAGTATCAACCATTTCGCCGATTACTTGAAGCATTGAAATTGATCTCGCAATAACAAATTGGGGCATTGCTTTACCAGTTGAAGTTACTTGCGCAAGTGTTGGAAATACTGATTCAGTTTTACCCTCATATTTGCCTTCAATAACCATGAAGCTTAACATTAAGAAATCTCGATCACCTTTAGCGTTATGAGTAACTCCATCAAGGCTTACTTTATAAGTACCTGCTGGAATATTTTCAAAAGCGTTGTATTCCTTACCCTTTTTTGGATCAAAACCTGACTTTTTAACTTCATTTAATGCATCTAATAAACTCATGTTTACTTATTCTCCTTTAACTTATCTAAATCTTCTTTTTTGAACATCCCTTTGCAACTTTCAAGTAGCTGCAGAATTCTATGATCAGTGATATTGGCTGGATCATACATAGTTCTTAAGGCTTTCACGTCTCTGAAATATGAAGCGTTTTGGCCATCACCAATTTTCTTTGTTCTAATCACCACATCGCAGTTACCATTTACGATGTTGTAATATTTAGTTTTTAAACTAGGCTCATAGGTAGTAACACCGGTATTATCATCAGTAATTGCTAATTCGCGGCTAATGTAAATTACATTAAGTGGCAGTGCCTTTAAGTCCATAACAAATTGCTGTAAGGCCGTATTAAACATTGCATAGCCTTTACCATACGGAATATCAGACAGTGCTTGAACACCTGCATCAAGGCAGATAGCCTGTTCGATCATCACGCAAATGTCATCAATTACATCAATGACAACGGTCTTAAATTGTTGATCTGATGAACGCTTAGGATTTTCCACTTGAAGTGCTGTGATAATATCATCAAGCTGCTTAATAGCAGATTGTTCAAGCTTGCCTTGAGCATTTCTGATATTTCTAATTTGAATCGATGGGGCTGAACCTTGTTCAGAGTTGCCATCGGTATTAAGAATCAATGGATTGGGAAAGAAACTTGAGAAATAAGACTTTCCTGACATCGTAGCTCCCCAAATAAAGAAATTGTGTGGTTGTGATTTGGGTTTTAATGTTTGAACTTTAGGTAATTGAATCATTTTAGTCCTCCTTTAAATCATTTAAATCTATTTTTAGTGCTTCAGAAATTTTACAAGCGTTTTTAAAACTGGGCTCTGAACCTTTTAAGCGATAACTCCTTAAAGTAGTCTGTGGTATATTTGTTAATTTCGATAATTTATAAATGCTAATATTTCTTTCTTTTAAAAGTCTTTCTACTTTATTCCACATTTTATTGTGCTCCAAACTATTGTTTGCCACTATATTTAGTGCTATAATTTTATTATTCTAAAAAAGGAGGTGACTAAATGGAAGTCACAGGCTTTGATGAACTTCAACATAAACTTAGCACTCTTGAAAATAATGCTAGAGAATTGAATGGAGAACACACTTTATCTGGTAAAGATTTGTTTCCGACATCATTTATGCAAGAAAATACCAACGTTTCTTCACTTCAAGCTCTTTTACCTGGCTATGATGTAAGTAGTGATGCCACATTTAGCAAAATCCCTTCATCTGTAGTCGAGCAAGCAGTGAAAGAACATTCTAATTTCAATTCTTGGGAGGAATTGAAAAAAGCAGCTGTAAAAGCTTATGTTGAAAGAAAATTATTTGAAAACATCTAATTTTTCTTTTTGTGGTCAGAATTCTCATTGAATTCTGGCTTTTTATTTACAATTTCTATCTCAAAACCATTGATTTCTTCTAAAGTATTCTTCAAGTCTTCAGCATATTTGTCCGCTCTACGTAACAATTTCTGTAATTCAGATATGTTATTGATTCCCATGTCAATTGTTGTTTTCATTCCTTAACTAACCCCTTTCTTTTAGCCATAAACCAAGCCCAACCTGGCTTATATGAATGCAATTTTGCATAAGCCTGCAATTCCTTCATTGAATGAAGCTCATTAACCTTTTTATTGGCCACGCTCTTTAGCAAGTCACTTTTAACAATTTCACGAATAGCTTTTTGCCGCTCTTTTGAAGCTTCAACTAAATCAACATCACTTACTGGCTTAGCTTCATGAACTTTGATAGGCTTGCCACATATTGGACATTTGCCGTCTTTAACTTCACTGGCTTTCACCACTGCAAAACAATAATCACAAGTAACAATTGAAAGTCCTGGATCAGTTAATAAAGTTTTGCTTTTCTGTTTACCTGATTTGATGGCCCGCTTCCAATCACGATCATCATCAGGATAACCAAACGTTTTGAAATTATTAGCATGGTCAATAATGATGGCTGTTTTACCGGGTCTAGGATTAAGACATCTCATTGAAAACTGTAAATACAGTGATAGTGATGCTGTTGGTCTTGCCATAATTACGCAATCAACATTTGGAAGATCAACACCCTCAGTAAAAAGATTTACATTAACTAGGATCTTTATCCTTTGATCTCTAAACATTTTTACAATATGATCTCTCATGTCTTGTGGCGTTTTGCCATTAACTGAACGTGCTGTAATTCCGGCTTCATTAAATTCAGCTGCTATGTAATGCGCTGATTCAACGGAATACGTGTACACCACCGCCTGCATCCCATTGGCAATACGTTTATATTGCTTAACGATGTGACCATAAATCTTACTAGACATTGCTTCTTGCATAGATTCATTAGTAAAGTCCCCAGTACTTCCACGTTTTAATAATTTAGAATTGAAATCATTAGGTGGTTGAAAGTATCTGAATGGTGCTAGAAATCCTTTATCAGTTAATTCATGAATTGATTGGCCAACAATAATATCATCAGCTATCTGATCAAGCTGCATTCTTCCAGTTCGATGTGGTGTAGCAGTAAACAATAAAACTATAGCTTTAGGAAATTTATTCAAAATTCTTTGATAGCTTTTAGCTAAAGCATGGTGAGCTTCATCAACTAAGATCACACTAGGTGTTGGTAGTTTATCAACTCTTCTAGTTAGCGTTTGAACCATTCCGGCAGTTAACAAACTAGGATTTACACCCTGCTCATTAAAAGTTTTAACGGCTTGATCCAGTACTTCTTTACGATGAATCAAGAACATTACACGGTTATTATTTTTAGTAGTTCTTCTGGCAATTTCTGCCATTACTCACCGTTTTTCCTGTTCTTGGTGGGCTTTGAACGATAATCACACGATGGCGATTTTTCATGGAATCAACAATCTTATTGATTAATTCTTTTTGATAAGGTCTTAATTCATACATTAAAAATCACCCATTTGCTGATCCAAAAAGTCAGAAATTCCGCTTAATTTTTTTAAGATTTTATCCGTTTCTTCAATTTCGTATTGTTTTAATAGATTATTTTTAACTTGAGACCAATCAGTATATTTAATTAAAGTTTCTTCATTTTCATTATTAATTAATCCAGAAGTATGATTAACAGAAAATAGTGATTTACCTGCAAGTTCGCCACATTTTTCATTAAAAACAATACTTTTATTACCATTCCCATCAATTTCCCATGGAAGTGTGTTGCAGATGTTTTTTAGTATTTCATTTACTCTTTGATTTGCCTTTTCTTCAATTAGCTCATCAAAACGAGATTTAGTAATCTTACTCATATTTATTTGCCTTTTTCCTTCCATAACTTAGCTACCATATTGAACGACTGATAGTCTTTTCTTTTAACTGCTCTTTTGCCTAAATAACGGAGCTGTGCTTCAAAGCTCTCATGATGTCTGTAAGCTAATCTATAAGTGATTCTTTTAGCCAAGTGCTTATTATCGGCTTTAGCTGCACGATCAAATAATTTTGCTAGTTCCGTATTTGATAGCCCTTTAAGACTTATTTTCATAAGACACTCTCAATCTGTTTTAAATCTAACCGAACGGCTTCAATGTAATTCTTGATCATTGCTGGATTACCTGTTTTAGCTAATTCATTTAATCCATAGATCGCATCATTAACAGAATCCTCAATCATTTCTGATTTACGTTTGGTTTCATTTCTTTGCTCATCTAGTAATTCTTGGATCTTACATACCATTTGATAATCAGTTATTTGATTACCTTCACTAGCAGCTTCAGCAATCTGATATAAAACAGCTCTAGGTGGCATCATCGTTTTTCTACAAATTAGAATGATTTCATCCATGGCATGACTAACATCATTTTGTTTAGCAAATTCGCTAAAGCCTTTCATTTGTTCAGTAATATCAATATTTACAGAAAACATTATTTGATCACCGTTTTTCTATTTGATTTCAAATGTGCACCTCTAATTGTTTTGCCCTTCTTAAGATCTTCATAGATCAATTTCTTGTTAGGCTTAACTACTTCAGAGCAAACAATATAATCAATTGGTAAGTCTTTAGTAGCTTCAACAATTACAGAATCTTTATAGTTTCGTGGCTTAAGAATGTGGTTTTCAGTTTGAATTTCTTTTTGGCCACTATCATCAATAGCTTTAGTAAGAAATTCTTGAAGTCTTTCAGTTTGATTCTTGATTGAAGTTTCAACATCACTTAATTGACGTTTTTTTTCTTTTAACCATTGAAGTTTCATATTATTTTCTTCAATCCAAGTGGCTACATTATCAAGTTTTTCATTTCTTGGTAGTTCAAGACTCTCTAGCGTGTCCTTTAAAGTTTCAGGATCAAGATCCTTTTCTTTAATGGTTTTAATAGCATTATTTAACTCAAATACATTCATTGTTTTTACCTTTCTAACTAATCGTTGGCGTAATTAGTCTTTTTTGTTTGGCCATCACTTACTGCATCAGTAGTAGCCCATAATTTTTCAATTGTTTCTTTGCTAAGTTTCATTTTTATCTCCTATGAAAATAAATTGATGATTGCGTCCCAGAAGCCATAACTTAATAGGCTTAAACCTAGAAGCACTACAGCAATGAAAAATTTAAAAATTGCATCATCCATATTGATATGATTTTGATGAATTGGCTTATTAAATTCACGATAAAAATTCTTATTTTGCATCCCAATCTATCTCCTTCCTATGCTCATTCATCCAAACCGCAGCCGGATATTCAAAAATGGTCATTTTTCCGCCTCTACCTGGATGAATGTTTGAACACCAATCAGGTTTGAATGGGTAGAGAATATTTCTTTTAACCCATGCTGCGCCATGTGGTTTGGCATATTTTTGGGCAAACTCTTGAATACTAATAGTTCGTCCAACTATTTGATTTTCAGGAATATACCCACGTTTTGTCATAATTTCATCAACAGCAAGGGCTAATTCATCAGTTGAAATCGTTAATTGCACGGTTATCATCCCCTTTTTTTGTTACACTGGAATCATCTCTTAAATGGGAGGTGATTAAATATGAAATTTGATTCCGGTCAAATTACTGTTGTAATTGCTATAGCTGCTATTATTTCACCTGTTATAGTTGCTGTTGTGAATGATATTTTTACTTATAAACTTAAGAAGCGAGAATTCGAATCCAATACTTTAAAGCTTAAGCAAGAACAAGAATTCCAACAGCATAAGTTAGATATTGAATCACAAAACGATTTAAGAAGATTAATTTCTAATTTTGTTGCTTCTGCAAATAAAAGTTATCAACATATTCAAGTAGGTGATTATGGTCATTTAGTTGATGCTAAAGAAGAATTCGCAGATTCAGCTTCTCAATTATTTGTTGTTTTACCAGTAGTCGAACAAAAGCAAATACTAACCTGGTTGAATAAATCACAGTCCAGAGATACATCTGAATGGCTAGATTTAATTACTGAAATTAATTCTGAAGCTCCCAAATTACTCAAGAGCATAAATCACAAGTGAGAAAAGGAAAGTAACAAATACTAAATATAAGTAATATGGCCATCCTAATGCACAACCGGCTAATTTCTTATGAACTAGTTGATCTAATAAAACAGCTATTACATCAGCAATTAGAATCAATAATATATAAAGTTGTTTAGTTGTCATTGTGCAACAGTAATACTCCATCAAAACTAATAGGCTTATTTCTATTTTTATATTTACGTTTTAATTCAAATTCTTTATACAATCCCACTGGAATTTGAGTTAAAACTTTCCTATCAATCAGTTCTTGAAGTAAATCTTCAGAGCTGATTTTTTTAATATCTGTCATCTTTTATCCCTCGATATCTAAAGCTAATTGACTAGGCTCTGAATTTAAAAATCTATTGATGAAGTATTGTTGACCTTTACCAGTTACCTTGGTAGTAACGGTAATTCTTGTGCTACCATCAGGATTATTAACAGTCCGCTCTCTTACCTTAAATAAACCTAAATTCATTGCTTTTTGTGTTGGTTGATTGTATCTAATTCCCTTAGCACACAAGTAATGATGTTCTCTTAACCATTTGAATAATCTGTTTTGACCAGTGTTATAACCGTTTTGCTTTAGAATCTTAGCTAACTGTCCAATCAAGATATCGTTTTTACTGGTAGCAACTGCATCAGCAAATAGTGCTTTTGGCTTCATTTTCTCAATTTGAATGTCTTTTTGTTTTAATTGATCTGCGGCTTGTTGCAGTAAATCTGCTAAGCCATTCTTGTTGTGAACGACGTCAAAAGCTTTTTGATCAGTCATGTAAGCTCCATGCTTACGAATTGTTGGTAAAACTTCTGAAGTTACCCAATGTTTAAATCGTTTTGCATTTGGCATCTTGCTTGAAAGAATCAAACTGTATAAACCAGATTCATTGATGATTTGAAGCTTTTGCTTGCCACCAGGGGTCTGTATTTCGCCGACCCCTTTATCTTCTGGATCGACATGTGTTCTAACTGCATCTGCTGTTCTTGAATATCCGAGAATCTTTGCTACATCTTTTGCAACAAAGCGAGGTTCATCATCGACCTTTAAAGTTCTTACTTGTTGATTTTCAAAATTAAATAACTGTAATTTATTCATTTATATCCACCTTCTATTCCATTCCTAGCACTTTGTAAATTTTTTTACGAATTTCAATCGACTTAGGATTAGTGTTCCCTTTGATTGCTAAATTTACTCTTGTACGACTTTCACCAATTAAATTAGCTAATTCGGCTTGAGTCATATTTTTATCAAGTAACCCCATCTTTATTTGACGTTCAACTTGTTTTTTAGCTTCTTCTAGTTTTTCCTCAACTGGCATATATTTCACCTCGCTATTTTTGATGTTCAACTTGTTCGAAATTTATTTAGAAATTCGTTTAGAAACCATTGACATTATTTAGAATATTTACTAATATCAATGTATAACAAATAAGCGTTTAGACAGTATCCCCATACTTTTAAAAATGCTATTTATTTGTTTCAAAGCTTGTTTTTAAATTTGTTTCTTAACTTGTTGACAAAACTATTATTGCCTAAATCTTCTAAAAAGTCAATTGTATTTTAGAAGATTTTCTAAATAATTTTGTCAAGGATTGGAGAACCCTTGATATGATTGAATTTGAAAGAACAAAAAATTTAGCTAAAAATAAGAAAATGTCTTTACGTGAAGTAAATGACAAAGCTAAGTTGGGTACTAATTCTATTTATAAATGGAAAAGTAATAAGCCAGGATCTGATGCATTAGCAGCAGTAGCAAAAGTTCTAAGCACTACTACTGATTACTTAAAGGGATTAACTGATGATCCATCTTTGCCTTCAGAAGATTCATTTTCATTAGATGATGACAAACCAGTAATGTATCATGGTTATACCGTACCTGATAAATATTTAGATATGATTCGTGGCTTAATGGATGCAGACATTAAAGAAGGAAAAGCTGATAAGCATGAATGATTTGATTGAATACCTTTTAAATTATGCTTTTGATCATGGAATTGGTTATAAATTAGTACATGCTGATCCTTACGATCCTTCACTATCTTTAAAGAAGCACAATCTAATGGTTATTAACTTAAATTGGCATAATCAAAGTGAGCTTCCTTTTATTATCGGTCATGAAATTGGTCATTTTATTCTAGGTGATAAAGGAATCTTATATTATAGTAGTTTTGCTGGTCAGAACTCTGAAGAAAAATCTGCTGATCTCTATTCCTTAAATCTACTATATGATTATGCTTGTAGTCGTGGACAATACTTTGAAGAACCAGGCCAATTCTTATCAGCCTACGGTATACCAACCAGAATGGCTGAAGCTGCTAAGAATTTATTTGATCACAATGAGAATTAAGCATAGTCCAAATACTGAAGACGTTAAAAGCTGAATTGATATGGAGGCTAATATGAAATTAAAAAAAATAGCTGCGTTTAGTTCCGTTGCTTTATTAAGTATGGGATTAGCTGGATGTAGTAGCTCTACTACACCAAAGCCTAAAAATATTAGTTATAGTCAGCTTTCTAGCTACAAATCTAGAAAGAAAGTAATAAATAAGGACTTAGCTAAAAAACTTAAAAAGGATCAGAAGAAAGCAAAAGATGGTGATGATGACTATAATTATTCACTCTATCTTTATAAGGTCCAAACTTGGGAAGATCAAACCATAGCGGTTAATGTAGATAAAGATAATTACATGAATCTTTCAACCAAGGAAAAGGTTGCTGTTGGTCAAAGCATTGATACCTTAGTTAAAAAGACTCTTAAAGAAAATCATGTAAAGGGTAAAAATATCTTCATTACAATTTATGATGAAGATGGAAATATCTTAGTTCCTGCTTACAACTATGTGACACTTAAGTTCAAAAATAAGAAAGACCAAGAAGAAGCTAATGTTCCAGTTGAATATCAAAATGCTCTAGATAAGGCTCAAAGTTATTCTGATAATATGCATATGTCCAAGCAAGGACTCTATGAGCAACTAACTTCAGAAGTGGAAGGATTTTCTAAAAAATCCGCTTCTTATGCTATTAAACATGTTCAAGCTAATTGGAATAAAAATGCATTAGAAAAAGCAAAGAGCTATCAAAAGAACGAAAAGATGTCTAGAAATGCAATTTATGATCAATTAACTTCAAGCGTTGAAGGATTTACACCAAGTCAAGCTAGATATGCAATAAATCATTTACCAAAATAAAACAAAAAACTCACCTACTGCGCCAACAGTAAGTGAGTAATAGATGAGCTACGCCAATAGCTCTAAAAATAAATGTATTTGAATTAAAACAAAAACCCGCCAAGGCTTTTGCTATACCCTATTTTAGCAAAGTTTTGGCTAGAATAGGAGATTTTTATGGCTTCAATTAAGAAACGCGGTAAAACTTGGTACGTTAGATTTTCAAAAAGAGTTCAAGAATGGGATCCCAAGTCTCAAACTATGAAATCTGTTTTAAAACAAAAATCAAAGGGCGGTTTTAAAACTAAGGCTGAAGCACAACAGTACGGAATTAAAATGGAAGCTGCTTCTATTTCAGGTGTAGATGTTACCAAGAATCCTGTTTTTGCTAATTATATGCAGAAATGGTTTGAGACCTATAAAAAGCCTAACTGCTCCCCTGCTACTCGTACTAAGTATAATTATGAAATAAATTTGGTTAGGCATTATTTTGGTGATCTAACCATCAAAGATATAACTAGAACTAAATACCAGGAATTCATTAACTTTACAGCTAAGGAACATGCACCAGTTACCGTAAAGAAACTAAATGGTAGTGTTAGAGCTTGTGTTAATTCCGCTATTATTGATGGCCTTATATCAGCTGATTTTACTAAGCAAGTTCAAGTCCATGGCAATGAAGATAGAGAACTAGCTGTTACATATTTGAATATTAAAGAAATAAAGAAACTAACTAAAACCACTATTGATAAATTAGATGTTAGTATGCCATCGTACTACATGATCCTAACCGCTATTTTCACTGGTGCTAGATTAGGTGAAATATCTGGCTTGCAATGGAATGATATAGACTTTACTAACAATGTTATTGATATTAATAAATCATGGAGTTGGGAACGTAAAAAGATGGGACCAACTAAAAATAAAAGTTCAGTACGAAAAATTAAAGTTAATGGTTTCTTGCTTGAACGGCTTAATGATTTGAAAGCTAATAAATGCAAATTTGTTTTTGGTAATCCTGCAGAAAACAATCTACCACCTACTTCTGCAACTGCAAATTCAGCTTTGAGAAGTTTACTGAAAGATGCTAACATCAATAAGAATATTCACTTTCATAGTTTGAGACATATCCACGTTGCATATTTAATTAAGAAGCATGTAGATATCGTGGCTATTAGTCAAAGATTAGGACATAGTAATGTTGCCACAACTTTAAAATATTATGCTTACTTAATTGATGAGCTTAAGAAATCAGAAGATAATAAAATAATCTCTGATTTAAATGAGCTATCAAAATGATATAATTAATTTACTTAAAAATAGCTGTTGCACAAATGTTGCACAGTACTTTATAGAAAGCCTGATATATCAGCATTTATAGTTACTGAAAAGGAAAATAAATGGATCAATTAGATAAATTCAACAGGCGCTATAACTTCTTGTCTAAGTTATCAGCGTCCCTCTTTTACTCAATTGCTGTGGCGGTTGCGTTAAACTTCTTCTGGACGCCAGGACACATGTACTCATCCGGAATCACAGGTTTTGCGCAGTTAATTAACACTGTCAGTGAACGATACTTACCATTCACGCTGTCCACCTCAATCATGTACTTCGTCTTAAACTTTCCATTGTTTATCTTGGCTTGGGTTAAGATCGGACATAAATTCACGTTCTTTACGATTGTGTCAGTTGTCCTAGGATCAATCATGATGCATGTCATTCAACCATTGCATATGGATCTTGATCCTCTTGTCTGTGCGATCTTCGGTGCGACAATTAACGGTATTGGTACTGGTTTTGCACTTAAGAACGGAATTTCAACCGGTGGGCTGGACATCATAGGGATCGTTATTCGTCAAAAGACTGGCATTAGCTACGGTAAGTTTAATATCTTTATTAACTTAATCATTATTGCCGCAGCTGGTTTCATGTTTGGCTGGACAAGAGCTTTATACTCTGCTTTAACCATCTTTATTAACGGCCGTGTAATCGATGCTGTTTACACGCAGCATAAGAAGATGCAGGTTATGATCGTAACTCAGCATCCCCAACACATCATTGATGGTATTCAAAACAGAATGCACCGTGGAATTACCATTTTGCACGATGCTGAAGGTGCCTATAGTCACATTGAAAAGACGGTTTTGATCACTATTATCGACCGCTACGATATGTATGATATTCGTCAAATTGTTCAAAAAGCTGACCCATACGCTTTCATGAGCGTAAGTGAAGTTGAAAAGGTATACGGTCGCTTCAAGGAGCAAGAGATAGTCTAGAAAAGTAAGACAATTGAATATTTAACAAAAAACTCATATTGGAAGAAATTCCATTATGAGTTTTTATTATCTCTCGACTTTTATCTTCTCTACTATACTTAAGATATAATAGTTTTAAAAGGTTAACATTTCGGATAAATTAAAAACAACCTAGTATCATCATAAAGAGGATCAAAATGGCAATAATATTACTAATTTTAATTGCAATAATTATCTGGTTGTTAATTAAAATTTACGACTACAAAAAAATAAATACCAAATTAGCTAAACAAAATAACGAATTAGCTGAAAGAATTAAATTACTAATTGGCACTTCTCAACTCCATTCTGAAAATTCGGATGAGAAATCAAGTCAAGGCTCAGAAGAAAATAAATATGCGTCAATACCTCCTACACCTTTTAATGAGAAAAATGCAGCAGCTTGGAAAAAATATGAAGATGAGCAATCGGAAGTTTGGACCAAATACCGTAAAGTGCAAGAAAGCCAACCAGATTATGATAAACAATTTGGTAGATCATTTGATTATCCTAAGTACACCGACAAATATGATACAAATACAGATTTCAGTTTGCGTGAATTACTTCTATTAATTTGGTGGGGCAAAATCAAAAAAGGTAGACTTACCACCGCTAAAATCCCTAAATATTTTATCTTTACCTACAATTTGAATGTACCAAAAGTAACTCAAAATTTATTAATAAAGGTTGGCTTGTTCAAGAAGATGACAGATACTTCTTATCAAAAGAAGCAAATCAAGTTACAGACTTCTATAGTGATCTATGGGAAATGCATCAAGCGGACAACTTTCCTATTTGCTTAGATGAAGATTTTCCTAATTGGAATCATGGGAAATTACTCATTACCTTCTACAAGAATGATATAGATTTTCAAAATAAATTAATTGATTATTATCACAAACTGGAATCATTCTACAAAAACAATCCAAAGTTCTTTTCTGATAAACAAATGCAAAATAATCATATTCAAGAAATTGAACAATCAGTTATAGAAGCTCAAAATGTGATTGATAAGAACAAAAAAATAATTAAAGCTATTGAATAA